CCATTAGGAATTCTTTCCGACAGCCTGTCTATTCATTCCTTTTTTACAGATTCCACCACCTTTTAGGCCTTGTCTTTTTAATCTTGCAGTTGCTTCCATTAATCCACCACCTGCTCTTTTTACTCTTTCATTATAACCTCTTATTTTAGTTGAAAGTCTTGACTCTCTTTTCATAGCTGCATCCTCATTGCTTCTTTGTGTAGGATTCTTAGGCTCATTCATTTTTTCACCTGCTTTTTTTCCTCTTGGAAGATCAGGTTGAGGAGATGATTGAATTGGTTTAACATTTTTAGGCTTTTTAGATGGCACACCTTTTCTTTTAAAAGGTCTAGCTCCACCTGTTCCCATTATCTTTCTTCTAAGTATTTCAATATTTCTTTCCATTTCAGTAGACATTGGACCACCCATAGCAGCTCCTTTACGACCTCTAAAATCTTTTCTCTTTACACCAGATGGATCTTTAATTTTACCTGCGCAGATTCTGCTAGCATATGCGTTCGCGTATGCTGACGGATATACCTTGAATTTTCTTTTTGCTGCGGCTTTACCTCTAGGACATAATTTAGTCATTATGATCTCGCTGTTTGTTTTGCTCTTTTAAAATCTTTTGCTTTTGGTGCACCCTTTGCACCTTTTTTTCTCATCTTTTCACCACGTTTTCTTTTAGCGTGTATGTTTGCATATAAACCTTTTCCAGCCATTATATTTTTCCACCGTCTTTTTTATATTTCATTTTATTTCTAACTTCTTTTGGAAGCATTCTTAAACCTTTAAATTTTTTTCCTGGAGGTATATCTTTTAAACCTGATCCATCTGAATAACCCATTCTACGGCCCATCATTCCACCGCCCTTTTTTTGTTTTCTTACATTTCCTTTGTATTTTACTTCTGGTTTATCTCCAGGTTGGATAGCATGATAGCTTTTACTATGTTTAAATTGAAAAGCTCTTCCGGTATCAACCATTTTTTTTCTTTCCTTTTGACCCTCACGCATCATCTGCTTACCAGTTTTAACTTTAAGATCTGCTTTATCTAAAGTAGTAATTCTTTTTACATACTCGTCTGATTTAGTTTTTTTAACACTTCCTTTAACGTCTTTTGTTGGCTTAACGGATTTAATGTCCGGAGAAACTTTTTTCTTCCTTGGAATTTTTTTTATAACATAATCTACTGCAGCTTGAACAATACCTTTTTTAGTAGGTTTAAATTTTGTATTATATAATTTAGACATTATTTTTTTCCTCCGTTTCTAAAAATTTGTGTTCCTTTTATACCATAAATCGACGCAACGACAAGTATCCACAAATTTGTGAACCATGACGGAAGCTGCGAGAACATCTCAAAGAACAATTTTACCTTGTCCATCGCTGTTGGATCGTCCGATATCACTGCCCAGGCCAGCACCAACACGGGCAAACTTAATATTACAAGAACGGCCTCGTCCTTCCAGTCTGATTGTCGTGCTTCTAATAATTTGCCTTGGTAAGCTTCCTTACCTTCAGCCATACGAGAGGCATGCATAAGTTGTGCTTCAGACATAGCCATCTTCGTCTTCTGCTTGTTCTCATAAATTTTACTACCAGCAGAGACGGCTAATTTAATTGCCGATAACCACATAATATTATACCACTATTGCTGTTTTTCTTTTTTCAGCTAGCATTCTTTTAGTGCCATTTACTTTAACCTCTTCAGGTTTAGCAATAAAGTTAAATGCTTTGTCAGCAGTTGTTTTAGATCTTGGATCTATCTCAACTTTCTGCTCTGGAACTGAACTAACTTTAATATTGTTAAGTTTTTGCATTTTTTACTCCTTTTTATTAATCTTCCTCTACCATAACTTGTGCTTGTTGTACACCTGACTTCGCAAGGCTAACTCCCGCACGTAATTTAGCTAAATCTTCGTTTTGATCCATCTTATCTTCAGCTAAATCTCTTGCTTGCATTAATTTTGCTCTATCAAAGTCAGCTTTTGACTCATCTGCAAGTTTTTTACGCTCATTTTCCATTGCTCTAAGGTCAACTTCACGTGATTTTAGTTTTAAAAGAGGATCATTGTCAAATTGTGACGTAATTTGCTTCTCTTCCTTCATATATTCCTCTGTCATTTCTGCAATTAACACAGCTTTTCTTGCTTCAATCTGATTTGTAATCATTTGTAGCTGTTGTTGTGCTTGTGGATTAACTGCTGCTTGTTGTTGAAGCATTTGTAACTGCATCATTTGCTCTCTAAACTCTAATTGTACTTGTTCTTGTGCCATTAGACTGATGTGTTCTAAAATATTTTTTTGTATTGCAGCCATAACTTGTGGATTATTTCTTACAATGTTAGTTGACATAAAATTTAAGTGTGCAGTTATGTGAGCTCTATGGTCTTGACCAGGAAAAGCTTGAAAAGGTTTACCAGCTAAAGCATTGATGTGCTCTAAACTTGGATCCATTGGCATATTTGGTGCCGGTGGTGGTAAAACTGCATCAACATTTTTTACTCCAACAGCTTCGTACATGTTTCTATAGATTTGATACATGTTATGTAAAGCAGGATTTGATGTAGCTATCTGTAATTGTGTTTGAGCTAATGTAATTCTTTGACTCATAGAAAAAATATTAGGATCTGCTACTGGTACGACATCTATTCTGTCATCAAAATCTGCTTGTTTAATATTTCTTTGACCACCTACAACATCATAAGGATAATCTGGTGGTAAATATTGTGCAACAACTTTTGATAAAAGTTTAAATTCATTCTTCATAGCTGCATAACATCTTTTGTGTATTGCGCTCATGACTCTTGAACCACGTTCTAATAATGCAATTGTTGTTCCAACAGCTGCTGCTTGATTAGCATCGCCCACTTGCATGTCAGCAATAGCCGCGAATCTTTGACCAGCTTGTACAACAATACCTAATAAATTTAATAATGTCTG